GGCTGCGTTAGCCGTGGTGGTTGTAGAGGTCAGGACCGCATCCCTTGTTGCAATATCAACGCCATCAAAGGTGCTGTTGGTAGTGATCGCCCCAGTCATAGCACCACCAGCCAACGGCAGTTTCGTAGCGTCCGTAGTACTGTCAGCGGCCCAAACCAAACCAGTAGCAGCCGTCGAATCAGCCTTTAACACCTGACCGTTCGTGCCAACAGCCAAACGGGAAACAGCATCTGCCCCCGTAGCAGCAACAATGTCACCTTTAGCATCCACAATGTCGTTTTGGACGACACCCGGCGTTGAATTCACGAATGTTTCCACATCCGTAAAATTCTGGTTCATGTCGGAGGCAACTATCGTGGTGCCCGCCGAAAAATCGTTCGTGACAGCAAGCGTGCCCATCTAACGTAGTCTCCTTGGCGTATAAGTAAACGCTAAAGCGTTCACTTCCCAATGGTTATCTGACGAAGGTCCGTTCACCTTCATACTAATACTTCTACCTGTCCCAAGTGTGGGCAGATTCTGCACATTCGCAGTCAAATTAGACGAAACGGCATCCCATTCAGCGAAGTAGGCAGACGCTGAATCGGCATCATCCCACTTGGCAGTATCCCACCGCGACTGAGACACCTTGCCCGAAATAGACAAATCGAAACTATTGGATTGTTCTGATTTATCGTAATCTTTATAGATAGTGACCGGCAACGTCACCGTCGCCTCAGCAGACACAACAACCCTTGGACGACCCCAACGCTTCTTCACAATTGGGTCACGCCCAGACACCCACCGAGTCACAAAATATGACGAAATGTGTGCCTCGGTTGCCCCCACATAACGATCACTTGTACGATTCTGCGGATCTTCAACATCTATTAGCACGCCCGTATTGGCAACGCATCCACCGTAAACGGTGGGTGCAGCGTTAGGGGGACGATACGCATACAGTGGGGCAGCGTCAATGTCTGTTGACACCCATGCGCCACCTTCGCCTCGCTGCATCAGCCAGTCAGAATTGTTGGCATGATGACTAACGGTTCCACCCAATGTCGGATCGTAAACAAGGGTTCGTCTGGCAGTTGTACCGTTTTCAGTCCAATCAACTGAAACATAAAGTTTATTGTTACCCCACGCCAATTGTGGAGGGTTCGTAATCAAGTTGTCGATACGGCCATCATCAATCGCTGGCTGCAACTTATCAAAAACCCAAGTGAATTGGCGTCCATCATAAACGTAGATGCCGTTTGTGGCGTGCCAAAAGAACGCCCCGAACGTAGTCGATGCAGGCGACGACAAAGCAATTGAACCAACGTCGTGGGTCAAAGTCACAACTTGGAATGAGTCAGAATCCCATCCGAAGATAGCGTGAACACTATTGGTTTTGAACACCAACAAACGATCACCCATAGGAACAATCCCAGTGATGTAGTCACCATGCTCACCCTTGTCGATGTCTACATAGTCGGCAGCAGTCCACTTTTCTGGGTCGTTGACATTCGACCAGCGAACCCGATACTTGTAATCGGTACCTGATTCGACCGTGTTCGCAACCCACGCAAAATTGTTCCAAAAAGCAACATACTGTGCGGTCGGGAAGTTGCCTGTTGTGCCATCCAACGTCGTTCCCAAATCGGAAGCCGTTGAACCATCCCATTTGAATGACACCTGATCACGAGAAACACCGTAAGCAACATTGTTCATCGTTATGCCATACACGCGTGAACCGCTTGTACGCGCCGTGATCCCTGTCAGATCAGTGAAATTGGCTGAAGTGGCGTAAGCCACCTTCGTGCCGTAATTGACCATTATCTGATTTGTTCCCGAATCAGTATGAAACCCCCAAATGCCTTCAATGTCGGCACTAAGAGCAGTCGTGTTCAAACGATCCACACCATCTCGTTGACGAATACCACCCCTAGGGTCAACAACGACATTGAGCATGTCGGGGGACTCGTTATCCGCAAGGTTGAACTGGTCAGACCTGAGGTTCAACCCGCCAGTGAAGGCTTCCAGAACCTCTAGTTTGAATTCACGGGCCATTGCCCGCTACCAGATCACGCCACCGCTATTGGCGTAGCGCAACGCACCAAGACCCGCCGAATAGCGTTGGGATCGACGGCTATTCGCCACCATAGGCTGAGGGGCAGGCGTATCAGCAAACCTGCGTGCCACATTGTCAAGATCGCGATGGAACTGCGACTCGTACTGATTTGCCATAACAGGATCTTCCTGCTGCAAATATGCTTTACTAATAGCGTAAGTTACAAGAATTGGGTGAAATGCGTCAGGCAAATCGGGGCTTGTCCCGTCGGCGGTACCAACCCCGAACGAAGTCGGATTGCGTACAGCCCGTACATAAATAGTTGCTGCCGTATCTGGCGTTGGATACAGGCGTACCGTGTCGTTCCAGAAACTCCACTCCCACGGATCGCCCGAAGTGGCGACATCTAGCGGATAATCGTAATCGGCTGCATCAGAACCAATGTAAGAAAAGATGTGATCATCGTTACGCAAAGAAATAACTTCACGGACACCTTGTGTGACCGAGGCGCCTACAGTTGCGAGAGCGTAATCTTTGGTTCCATCGACCGTGGTAAAGGTTGTGGACGTTTCAAAGAACGGCCACCTTTTCTCGGAGTAAACAATTGTGTCGAAACCCTGACCCAAGATGTTGTCCATTACAGTGTCAGAAATATCGGTACTGTCAATATCGACCACAGCACGCACCTGTGTACGCATCTGTGTAAGCGTCATGGCGGTCATTCCGCTGCCGCTTTCTGTCTAGTGTGGCCTTGACATAGGTCCGACCCCCTGACGGGACGCGCTTTACAAGCGGTCCCGCCGAGGGTCGTAGCGGAACAAAACATGTCTCGTGAAGCGGGAGGTTCACTTATCTCTGGGGATTCGCTGACTCCGGGCACCCAACGCGCACCAGCCTGAGAGCCGGGAGCGTAGTGGGAGGATGCTACGGAGCCTATGGAACCCGCAGGCACAGCGTTAGTGCCGTAAGAGACAGCGATTTCACGAGACATGTTTTGTTCCTAGTGTTACGCGTTGGTGATGCCGTAAAGGCGACCGTTGCGTGAACGGTTACTCACCGTCAAGTTGCCGTAGCACAGAATCTGTGCGTAACGGGCATCCTGATTGGTGGGCCTCACAAACGGTGTCGGCTGGAACCAAGTCTCAGTATGTCCAACAAGGCGCAGGTACTTCGTGTTAAGGAAGTACATTTCACCTGAAGGGCAACCGCTATCGTAGGTCACCGGAGCGCCCTTGAACAGCAGATTCTGGAACCCGGCGTCAGCAGTCGCTGCATCCGTGTACCGAAGGTTAGGCTGGAGGAGAGCCTCATAGGACTCATAACCAGTCTGTGTGGTAATAACAATCGACGGCTGGTCATTTCCAACGGAAATGCCATTGTAGGCGTTTGACATTGAAGCCAAAGCAAGAGTACCTGCTTCGTTGACGTTGCCTGCCACCCACCACGAGTTACCTGCACCAGTGGAATCAATTCCACCGACAGTGCCCGTAGCGGTCACGAGGTTCTGAATACCATTCCAGTCTTTGGAACTGTTACCAGTGCCGTCAGCCCAGAACATTGTGTTCAGGTTCTCAATGATTGTCTCTTCGGTCTGCATGATCTTGCCTTCAAGAAGGTCAATGATCTGTGCTTCACCGTTGTTCTTTGCTTCCTCAATGCCCGTAATGGTTACTGTGGCAGCGTACTGCTTCCAATCGAACTCAGCCGCTGTAATGCCGGTCTGTGCCGTGGTTGCAATAGTGTCAGAACCGCTGTATGAAGCAGCGGTGCTGTTGGTCCCGTAAATAATGGGGACAACGATCTTTGCTCCCCCGCTGATGCGCCGAATGGACTGTCCATTGGTCAGCGCATAAAACAGCGGTCGGGCAGTAAAGATGTTATCCGCCAACTTCGGGATGTAATTCTTGAGCGTGGTGCTCAAAATTGCGTCAAAATTACTGTTGCCAGCCATTTCGATGCCTCCTTATGGTTAGTTGGATACTTCTTCTTTTGCCAGCGCAAATGCGTCACGAATAGAGTTCACAGCAGTAGCCACGTTCTTCGACACAGTACCTTCCGGGCTGCCGACCGTGGATTCAACCACGTTCGCAGCACGCTTCTCATCCACAATGTCAGCATTCTTAGCCTTATCCTGCAAATCACCATAAGTCATATGGGCGTAGGCGGCTTCAAGGTTGCCAATGTTGTGCTTCAAAGCGTGGCTGTACAAAGCCCGCTCGTCTATGTCGGAACTAAACTTTTGCCGTAGTCCCTCTACTTCTTTCTGCATATTTTGCTGCCGTAATGTGCGATTATGTTCTTCAATGGAAGATTCCAAACGTCGCAAGCGTACTTCCTCTGGGTCCAGATCCTCTACCAGTTCTTCCTGATCGGTGTTCTGGTTGCCCACGCTAACCCCAAATGCGTCAGCCAAAGCCATGACTGCGCCCCTTGGATCAGACTCTAATGCTTGAACGATTGCCTCTCCTTGAGCCATGTTCTCACGTTCAGCCGCCAACTCCTGCGTCTTACGGGTGTAATCCGCCTGTCGCTGGTAACCGTTTTGAAGTTCATCCAGTGTCACGGCATGTTCCTCACCATCAATTTTAACAGTGTACGAATCGCCTACTGGCTGCTCTTCTGAAACGTCAGGGGTGCTGAAATCCAGTCCCG